GGGAAGTTAGTGTAGTTACAATATCTATTGTTTGTAATACATAGTTACTTTTAAATTCTATTTCTATGTAATCCCTTGCAAGTTCAGCTATATCAAAATTAACAGTTGTACTCGGTTGTACGTTTTTAATCAAAGTGTATCTTAATGTTCCACCTATCGTTACTTCGCATATAGTAGATAATACACCAGATGATGGTATTATTAAACTTTTAAATTGTGGATTTCTTAATGCTAAATTTGCCATCTTAGTAGTCTAGTGTTAGGGTTGCTATAAACAAATAGAACCTTATTGTTGTGTATGTATATCTTTCATCTCTTTCGATGTATTCCCAACCTAACATAAATCTGTTATGTGGGTAATGAAATGCTATGCCTAATGTCCAATCCATAATTTATTTTTTTGTTCCTAGTATAATATCCTTTTCTATATCTAATGTAAACGCATTTGTTAATTGTCTTGGTAAGTTTTGCAAACCTAGTTCAAAAGGTGTAGTAAAGAATAGATTGGCTTTTATACCTTTGTTGTATATGCTCATTGAAATTAGATAGTTCATACTTTCATAACTCATAAACCTACCTCGTTTGTCCCTAAACTGAAACCTTTTCTTTTTTAACCATTTTGCAATACCCTCTCTTAACCCATACTTTGGAAAATTACCAGATCCATATTGATATTTAGATAATGCAGATTGTGTTTCTGGATAGGTTGAGGTTTTACCCCTTACACCTTTATCTACAAAAGTTCCATAATCTTCCATTAGAAAATCTAATAAGAATAAATCTTGGCTTTTATCAAAAGTGTAAGAAATGGAATTATCTAAATCACCACCAGCTTTATTGCTACCATATTTATTTACATCATTTTTTAGATTGTCTTTTGATGCATCAACTACATATTGAGCAAAGGCTTGTAAAACATCATCTACATTTTTAAGTTCCATTAGCAGATATATATATCGTTGTAAATTAGTATGTCCATTGTTGATGACCAACCAGCAAGTTGATTTTCAAACCTATCCATAAAAGGTGTTAAACTTGGGTTTCCATCTAGTTGGTATTTATCTTGGTGTAGCGATCCCATCCTTAACCTTTGTATAAGCCTATTTAAGACCGCTAGTTGTGTGTTTAGAATATCTTGCTCATTATCATTACCAGTAAACCTATCTGTAGTTACATCCTTTGATTGGTCTACAATATCACAAGCTAGTATGCTTATGTTAAACCTCAACACGTTTTCCTCAACACTTACACTATTTACAATCATATGAGCCAATGGAAATATGTCTTGCTTGTTTAAGTTTAGTTTACTTATATCACCAATAGATACAGTATTAGTATTTACATCTGATAGTAGTTGGTCTTCTATTGTTGAGGTTAATTGATAATACCCTCTTATTCCTTGATTGCTCATTTAAAATTTTGTTTAATTCTTTTTGCTTCTACTTCTGCTTTGTCTTTCATAAAGGACAACATCATAAAACACTCGTGTACATTTAATTTAGTGATATTTTCATATCTTGTAATGTCTCCTTGAGCAAGTCCGTAAATTGAGTTATACCATCCCCATTTGGTTGTGAAGTTAGATACTGCGTCAAGGCTTGTGTTTGTTCCTTGTCCAAATAATTCATCATAGCTTTCGACAAGTCTATTCCTAAATTCCACAAAAAAAAAATTGAAGACAAAACTGCATCCATAGGCATATCTAACATTTCTTGATCCTTACCTACTTTGTATTCTTCTATAATGTATTTTTCTTTTAGTTTGTTTACTACTGGTCTGTATAAAACAGACATAGCTTTTTCAATGTTTTCCCAATCACCAATAAAGGTATCAAGATCTATATACTCACCTAAAGTTAAATCATCAAGCTGTGGATGAAACCCATACTCTTTTTTATTTAGTTTAAACTTTGACACTAGGTTAGGCTTTTGTTCAAACATTTCTGTAAGTGTGTTTACTATTAATTTAGTATCATTAAACTTCAACCTCATTACCTCATCTAATTTCATATTGCAAAAAATCTCTATAATCTTTGCATTTAGAAAACCCTCATCATCTACACCTTTTTGTATTTTAAGAAAGTGTTTATACTGCCTTAAAGTAATTTCGCTTAAATCTGTTGGTACTGTAATATTGATACTCATACTTATATAACGTTTTTAAAATGGTTTTTTATACTAGAGTAAATATAATAAAAAAAGGCACACCATTTACGATGTACCTCTTACTCACAAGTGACTTAACTATTAAATCATACTTGCTTCGTGACAAGCACCAGAACAAACTCCAGGCTTATCTATTTCTGTACCACACTCTGTGCACTCATATTCTTTGTGTTCTTCTGGGCTATACCAATCCATAATATTCTGTTTTAAGTTTACCATTACGGTAATGTTCTACAATTACACCAGTGCTTAAAGCTATGATCTTATAAGGTCTGATGCTTCTTTTTACTAAAATTCTATCTATTAATTTCTTCATCTGTTTTGTTTTTAAAAAAAGGTAGGTAGCTTCCTATGTAACCTCGCCACGACCAAATATTAAAGTTAGTGGATAACTCCTACCCTTTGCTTATTGGTTTATATATTTTAATGTAGTAAGTGTTGCAGTAGCTTCTTGCTTTGCTCTTACAAGCATACATACCTCATCTCTATCAAGGCTGTTATATATCCTTTTCTCAATGTCATCAATCACATATTCTAAATTGTTTATTATCTCTTTCATATCTGTTTTGTTAAGGGGGTTTTTACACCCCTGTTATTTTATTATAGTTAGTCATCCAATCCTATAGCCCACTTAAGAATATCTACTCTAGCCTTGTATACATCTGTACGAGTGTGGTCATCTCCTAATAATTCTAACCTTTCCTGTAGTTTCTGTAGTTTGTCTTGTAATTCTTTTTTAGTTTTCATAATGTTTTAGTTAATTAGTTATACTGCAATATACAACTTATTAACATATAAACAAAATATATAATAACTTTTATGAGATAAAGTAATTACCCCTGTTTGGGTTTTGTAGTTGATATGATACTGCATACCTGATTGCATCTATAATATGATTGAATTTGTCTTGTGGTGTTTTAGACTTTTTCTCTAACCAAGAATAGTTGTTTAGTTCTTTGATTAGGTTGATACTGTTTTCTTCAATTATTAAATCATAATCTTGTAGTAAAGCTATACCATAAGTAATTGATCCTTGACCTTTTATTGCCTTGACTACATTACACCCTTTTGCTTTAAGTTCGTGTAGTAATCTTGGTTCAGCACTATCACCTACTATAAGACTATTATTAGCGTGTTTAAGGTTTAGTTCAGCTATCTGTGATGTGGTAAGACCTTTGAGATAAAAGCATTCCTTTAAATATATTATTTTGTTTGTGCTATCTATGTTGGTTTCTACTAAAGTATTTTCATCTGCTGCAAACCCATAATCTTGACCATACACACTTACACCTACTTTTTTAAACTCACCTATCTTCCATCCCGTAAAAATAACACCCTCTGCTTTTGCTAACCAGCCACCGAGCATCTGATGTTTGTATTTCTCTGGTCTACGTTTCTTGATGTTTTCTATTTGTTCTAAATAGCTTTTAGATAGGTTTTCTATGTTATCTAAATAAGTTGTGTGTATATAGTTTGTATTCCCTTTGGTTGCATTAGAACCAGCTTGTACACCTTTATCTTCAAAAAATCTATTGTATATCCAATGCTCTTTTGTAACTGGGTTTAAAATAAGTATTACCCTATTCTTTTGTTTTAGATTTCTTACACTTAAATCTATCTTGTCAAATATGTTTTCATCTTGCAGTTCTTCAGCTTCATCCATTACCCAAGTGCTAACATTAGTAAGAGACTTTAGGTTCGCTGTTTGGTCACCACTTGATGTCTTAATACCCTTGAAGATTATCTTGCTACCAGATAGCTTATTTCGTACCTCATCCTTTGTGATATGAAAATAGTCTTGTAGTTTAAGTGTTTCTATCTTGTCTATAAATTCTGGTATAATAGAAATGTATGCACTCGACAATGTAAACCTTGTAAATAAGATTGTATGTCCAGCTTCAAAAGTAAGCAACAACAATAGCAAGTTTATAGAATACGACTTACCCGATCCACGACCACCAGTTACAATATAATATCTAGCATCTGATGTTTGGATAGGTTCATACTTTGTGTTTATGTCTATCACTTAAATTTGATGATATCTTTAAAGTTAATATTAAACCCATCTGATGATGTTATATCCACACTCTCTTTTGGCTTACCGTATCTGTAACCAAAGTATAATGACATAGCACGACTATCACCCTTTAATATTTGTTTGCCAAGTGTTTTAATCACCTCATCATTATCAATAAGGTTGTCTAGCTTTTCAATTAATTTTAGTTCGTCTGCTTTCTTTGGTCTACCAGCACCCTCTCTTACACCACCGTTATTTTTTCTTTTATCCATTTGATACAAATTTGTTTATTCAATTATATAACGTAATTAATCTTTGTTTTTATTTAGTTTTAAGTTTAACAATCTTTCTCTTATTGCTTTTCTTTCTTTACCCTTTGGTAGTTTGTCTAATAGTTGTTGTAGCTTTTGTATTAGTTTCTTGTTCATAGCTTTTCTATTTCGTTTAATACCTCTTGATAGTATTCAATATTGTTAGATGGTTTTAGTATCTCACTTTCTAGTATAATGCTTATATGTAGCTTTGCACATTGCTTTGCTATATCACCGCTTATTGTATCATTAAAGTCTTGACCATCTACGTTGTAAAACTTCTTAAATATGTTGTATGCTTTTTCTTTTGGTGTTTGCATAAATAGCCATTCTTTTTTTATCATATCTGTTTTTTATATTCCACAATACCCACTATCACAATCATCAAAGTCTTCATCAAATAATTGGTTTTGTACACCAAACCTTAATATATCTTTGTATGCAGCTTCTGAATTAAATGTGTTCCCAGTCTTTTCTTCTTGTTTAACAAACCAGTTAAAACTATCTTTATCTTTTTGTGCTATGTGTGATAAAAACAATGGGTTTCTATTTACACAACCAACACAATTATTTCTATAAGCAAACCTTACCTTTTGGTTTTCCCAGTAATTGTATATAGTATCTTTTTGCACATTGTCTTCTATCAATGGAAACTCAACATATCTATATGGTACTTCTGCCCATTTATTATTCTTACCTTTTTTTGATTTCCCTATTATTGTTTTAAAGTGTTCTAAACCATTTTCATCAGCACGTTCTAATATATTAGCCATTCTGTTTTTTTCTGTTGGTCTTAACCCTATTCTCATTCTTACTGGCAGTTCTGTATTTTCTTTTAAGAAATTAAATATTGGTACTATCTTCATATCCGTTGTACAAAACCTAGCCATCTTATTTGGTAGATAGTTACCGTGCTTTTTTATTACTTGCTCAAATGTATTACCAGCTACCCAATTAACACCTTGTCCAGTATGTTGTTCTAAATCTAAAATCGTATATATTATTTCATCCATTTCAACCGTACCAATAAATTCTTTTCCAATTTTATCTGATACAAGTTGCCTTGTCTTTTCATCTTTACCTTTCATCCATAGGTTGTTTTTATCCTCAACCCTTACCAAAGAAAATATATTAATATTAGCTGGGTAGTGTTTCATAAGGTAAGCAGATGTTTTACCACCAGATATACTATTTACTGTTATCATTACGTTGCACAGTTTATTATTTCGTATTCACTATTGTTTTGTTTCCATTCAAAAGACTTTAATACTAAAGCTGCACGTTCATCATACATATCTTGTTGTTCTTCTTCTAGGTTTCTGTATTTCTTTTCATTATGTGTTAGGCTGCTTTCTTTTGTTAGTTTGTTTAGTTTTTCTATTGCTTTGAAATAATCTTTTTCTAGTGCTTCGTGTTTTTTTTCTATTATCTCTAGTCTTGATAGTTGGCTGTATTGTAATTGTGACCTTACTATAAAATTGCTTTCTAGTTTATCATAGTAATCAAATCTTGATTGTTTATAGATAGGATACATTTTGTTTGCGTGTATTGCAGTTGCGTGATCAAATGATTTACCGTTTGATTTTATAAAGTCTGATATACTTACCCATCTCATATCAAGTTTGTTTCTTAATATATGACAAAGCAATGCTCTATGTTCTACGTATTCTGTTTGTCTTGTTTGTTTGTATATATCTATACCAGATAATTGTATAAGTAAATCACTTATTTGTTCTGGTGTTTCTAGTTTGTCTATATCGTTTTGCATATTATTTGCTTTGTAGTTTTTGGATGTATAAAGCTGCATCCATTAATTCTTCTTTTAAGTGTTGTAAAAAGTCATCTTTGTTATTGTCTTGTAAAGTTGTTTTGTATTTATCTATTCCTACACAACTTCTTATGTCAAACTCTCTTTTTAAATCTTCTACTATTTTGTCTTTCATATATTTTGTTATTAGTATTCCGTTTCTTTTTATTCTTGGCTTTCTTTGTTCTTCAGCTCTAGTTGCTCTTTGCAGCTTCTTTCTTGCCTTTTGATTTTTGTTTGATGGCTTTAGGTGTTTCTGTCCTTTAAGTGGTTTAAACTGCCTCATTCTGTTCTTAATTTTAAAAGGTGATAGCACTCAACATATTTTTGTCTTGCTTTACCTTTGTATTCTTGTTTAAATAATTCGTATAGCTTTCTAGTGTATTGGTATTTTGTGTTGCAGTCTTTAAAATGCTTTTCTGCAAACTTAATACCCTTGCCTTTAAAGTAGTTTACATTGTCAGCAGTATCACCAACAATCATTTGCTCATAGAAATTATACATTGCTTCTTCTTCTGTTATGTCTAATATCACCTGGTGCTTGTAGTGATAATTATACATCAAGCAAGGGAATTGTTTGTAGTCTTTATCGATTGATACTATCATAACTTCATCCCTACCTAAATCATCACTAATCTGTTTCCAGTACCTTGCAACCATATCATCTGTTTCAATACCGTAACCCCATATACTATCATATTGGTCTTTTACAAATTGATGCATCTCATTTAAAAGAGGTGGCAGTTCTTGTTTCTTTCTATTGGCTTTGTACTTTTTTGTTATTAGCTTTCTAAAGTTACCCTTTGAACCACTAAAGCATAATACTTTGTCTATTGTATATTTTTCTTCAAGATCATTGACGATTTTCATATACTGCTGGTCAAACTTGTTTCTACTATCCTCTATATCGGTGTAGTACTTTTCATCATCTGGTGTTTCTCTTTTACGATAGCAACTTGCAAAGATTAAACTATCTGCATCTACTAATAAAATCATATCTGTGATTTTTTTATACTATGTCTACCATTTTTTTTATGAAAATTATAGGTTTTTATCCATTTTAATTTTAAAGTCTTAAATTTTAAAATCTCTCTGGCTTTTGTGTTGGTTTCTTGTGTACTATATGCCTCATCTCTTAAAACCCAATAATTGTTTAAATCTCTAAAGTTTGACCAAGTATTAATACACCAATCTTGTGTTTCATTTATAGTTTCTTTTATTACTTTTTCTAAGCTTAAAACTTTTTTATTTTTTTTAATCATATCTCTGTAAGTGTTTCCTTTATCATCTTTAGGTGCATCTTCTGCATCTTCTTTTGCTCTTTAGTAACCATACTTATAATTGATGGTAAATCTCTAAAAAGCTGGTCTACATTCATTACAAGTGTTTTGTCGTCATTATAACCAATATATAACTCACCATCACTACACCATAAAGTGTCTGTTTCATATATGTAGGTATGTGATTGTGCTTCTTCTAATTGAGTTTTGTAATATTCGATTTGCGCTTCTAATTTATTTATCCTGTTATCTTGTTCCATTTGTCTATTGTTATGTTAAGTTTTAAATAATTTCTGTTCTTCGTTTCTTTTACTTGGTAGTTAATTTGTACATCAGTAATCTCACTATCTTGTTCAGTATGAAATTCTATTTGCTTTTTTAACTTTTCCCAAGCTGCTTCGTTTACTATCATAGCGCAATATACATTAATCTATATTATAAACAAAACATTTAACAACTAATTTGGTTCTATATTTATATTAATTCTAACTGCTTGGTTTTCTTTAAGCAAGTAAACATCTTTAAGCAATCTTTTCTTTGTCCACATTGTAGTATCTGGACAATACTTCTTTACTGTCTTTGACATCTCTAAAGTGTTAAGCCAATACATAAAGTTTCCTTTAGGGTCATTAACAAAGTATATCTTTACTTCATCATCTAAAGCCATTAAAGCATCGTACTTGTCTTTTTCAAGCATCTTGTCTTCATAGTGCTTGTTGCGAAATTTCATCTCTATAACGCAATCTTTTCCTTTTGGTGTTTTTCCCTTTGCATCGTATCTAGTGAAACCCTCACCACACCATTCTAAATCCCAGCCATCAAGGTTAAGCAGAAACACAACTGCCTTTTCCCATTCATTAATTTTCTTCAACCCCATTGTTCCAAATTATGTTAAGTTGTTTGATCCATAACTTTATTTTCTTTGGATTGCAAGTGCAAGGTTTTTGATATTTATGTTTGTAGTACGTTGCGTGTAACTCACAAATTAAATCAAATTCATAAGGTTGCAATGTGCTTTTTGGTTCTGACCTAAAGTTACTCCAATCTTTAAAATCTTTCTTATTAAATTTTACCATCTATCTATTTTAATTTCATTTAACTTTTTTCTTCTGTTGTTGCAGTCACATTTAGTACCTCTTAACTTGTGGTATTTATCTACCAGGTATTTAATGCCAGTATATTTAGTTATGTAATAAATAATGTTTCCTAGTTTCATAATAGTTTCTTTAGTTTGCTTTTGACTTTGTTATAGGTATTGTAAAGAGAATAATAATGTATCATACTTTTTCTGGAAAACTCTGCAATGCTTTCACCCTCGTTTATTATCTCAAATACTTTTCTATCATACCAAAACATTTTAGATAGTTCTTCTTGTATTTTATCATATGGTTCAGTAAAATTTACATCTGTAGTTGTTAAATGAATATCATCTATAGAAACCATAGTGATGTTTTTGCCTTTTCTTTTTAGATCGTAAAACAATGTTCTTAATGTTTTGAAGATATAGTAGTAGTTTATTTCTTTTTCGTTGTACATTATATCTAAACCCTTTTCAAGTTTGAGTTGTATTTTAATATACATTTCTTGTACTAAATCTTCTGCTACTTCTTTTTTGCAACCAAAGGATAAAACTATTTCTACCCACTCTTTGTGCTTTGCAGCAACTAATATCATTGTTTTTTGTACCATACTATTTTAATGGGTCATATAAATCACCAACTATAATTGGCAACCCTTTTTCGTTTACTTCAAAGCTAAATGTATCAAA